GGCGGAGAAGTCACAAAGGAGCTCTTGCCTAATCGCGTTATCAGTCATATCTTTTTTCATGTCCTCCACTTCTTCGGGAGGAAGCACGCCGCTTTCGTCAACACGATATAGGCAAGAGAACCAAGAAGCTTCTTTCTGTGCGCGCTGGTATATCTCGTAAAATTGATTCATCCCTTTCGGGGTACCGATGAACACAGCCCAGCCTTGGCGGTCAGCCAGTGCCGGACGTATAACCTCATTCCACAACTCCGGCTTTATCTGTGCGTACTCGTCCAAGACTGCCCCGTCCCAGTAGGTGCCCCTTAAAGCGTCGGGATGATCCGCGCCGATAATGTGAAGCCTTGCCCCCGGCCAGCCGGGATTTTTAGGGGGAAGCTCAACGAATAAATCTGATTCGTTCTTTTTCACGCCGGGAATAACTGAGGTATAGTGTAGAAGGTATTGCCAGGCAATCATTTTCGCCTGGTTGCGATAAGGGGCAACGTAGCAATAATGAGGGGCGGGCTTGTCGCATTGTATAGCCCGTTTTATCATCTGATTTACAGTCCCAACGGTTTTGCCAAAACGCCTATGGCAAACTAAGACGGCAAAACGGTATTTGTCTAAGGCCGGATGAATAACCCGCGCCCACAATGGGCGGGGCTTATATGGAATCGTTACCTTTCGCGCCACTCTCCGCACCCTCCCAACTTACCGCAACGGGCCCGCCGTCTGCGCCGGAAATCTGATTTTTGACAATGTAAACGCCCTCCATTTTGTTGGCCGTATCAATCGCTTTTATTTTCTCGATCGGGCTTGTTTCCTCGCTTTGCGCTATATTGCTTAGAATCTCCATTCGCTCGATAACTGAGAGGATTGTCTTTTGCTGAGAAGCAGAACGCACTTTCTCTTTTAGCTCCGCTATTTTGTTTTTTACCTCATCATTTTTCAACAATCGCGAAGCGCGACTTTCTGCGGAGTGTTGATTGTCGGCCTTATATCCTGCGGCCTTGTAGGCTTCCGTTGCGTTATCTCCATTCTTGACAAATTCCTCGCAAAATTTTGCGTGCCGTTCTCTCATGACGATCACCTCCCGCCTCGCGCGCGTGCGCGCTAAGTGTTTCTGTTTCTGTTTCTGTTTAAGTTTAATTTCTCTCTTTCTTTTTCTTTACTTTCTTTCTTTGCTTCTTTCTTTCTTTGCTTTCTTTTTCTTTCTCTCTTTTCTTGTGGATAACTCGCCCCGCCCGTGGATAGATTGTGGATTGTTTTCCACAGGCAAAAGAAAAGAGCCTTGTAGAAAACTACAAAGCTCTTTACATGAGGAGAAACCAACAAAGGAGGCTTTAATGACTAATTCCTAATAATTCACTGTAGTCATTATACCCCTTTTTTTTCGTTCTTATTCCCGGAATAAGGAATAGTATTATTGTCCTAATTTTTATTTATATGGTTTTCAATGTATTCATCCGCGCCCCGGAGAAATAATTGCCTTATGGGAATATCAAGCCTGTCCGCCGCTGCTTTGTATTGATCGTATTCCTCCGGCTGAATGCGCAGCGACACAGATTTTAATTTTGCCTGGTATCTTTTCGTAGCTTCCAAGCGCGCCTCATTATATGCCATAAAATCACCGCCTTTCTTCCACTTCTATTGTATAACACGCCATACCGAAAGGCAAGAAAAATTTCGCAAAAATTTTTTAAAAACCTCTTGACATTCTGTATAACGTGTTATACAATCAAGACAAGAAAACGGAAGGGCAACCTTCCAAAAATAATAATGTATAACGTGATATATAAGAAGGAGGAAAACACCATGGCAACGATCCTTAATTTATCCGACCTCGTAAACAAGGCAAACGGAAAAGAAGAAGCGAAAAAAGAACTTCGCAAGCAGTACAAAATGGAAGCCGCGAAACTCCACCCGGACAAGGGCGGCAATGAGGCAGAAATGGCAAAGCTTAACGAGGAATACCAAACGAAAGAAGCCCTTTTAAATCTGGACGACGAGCTCATGCAGGCCGTTGAAAAAATTATGAACCTCGACGGCATAAATATTGAAATCTGCGGGACTTGGATCTGGGTAAGCGGCGACACCCGCGCAAACAAAGACACACTGAAAGAAGCGGGCTTCCGTTGGGCAAAAAAGAAAATGATGTGGTACTACCGCAAAGCGGAAGATGCACATTATCACAGGGGCAAGGGCGCAACCATGGCGCACATTCGCGAAAAGTACGGAAGCGAAGAACTGAAACAAGGCGGAACGCGCGCCCTGTTAAGCGCATAAGGGAGGCGGACAAAATGAAATGGACAAAGGAAATGATTGCAGAACGGGGCAAGGGAATAAGCCCGGAACAGTTTGAAATAATACAGGGAACGCTTGAAATGATAAAAGAGGAATACTTTGCAAACCTTGACTATAGTGAAAACCTTTCAACACCATACGCACGAAATGAAGCGAAAGAACGCGCGGAACGTATTGAAACTATATACCGTGGAGCGCTACAAGTTGCGTGGCAAATTTGCAACCCGGCACAATGGGAGGAATTGATTGACAAAACGGCATGGATTTAACGCAGAGCGGCGGCCCTTCCGGGCCGTTAATGCGGGAAGAGCGAAAAAGCTCTTGCGGTCGCAACCCCGCAAAAATAGAAAGGAGTGGAAATAAATGACAGTGACAAGAAAAGTAAAGCTTACTCGTTTTCGTGACGGTTCCACTTGCTGGAACGCGCAAATTTGGACACAAGTAAACGAAAAGGATGGCTTTTACTACTGCGGCGAAGGGCGTTTCTGCAAAAGCCGCGAAGAAGCGGAAGCCTACAAGATCAAAGTTTTAGAGAGCGCATTGAAGCGCGGGGAAAAAGTTGATTGGGAATGACTAATCCCGCGAAAACAAAAGGAGGTTTTACAAATGGCAGACGTTGAAAAGATCATGGAGAAAATTCGAGCCCTCTTAGAAAAAACCGTGGAGAACGGCGCAAGCGAAGCGGAAGCAATCGAGGCGGCGAAAGCTGCGCAGCGGCTCATGGCAAAGTACAAAATTGACGAGGTTACAACGGAAGAGCCGGAAACGATTGACAGCACCGAAATGGACTTTTCCAAGCGCTGGCAGATTGAGCTTGCAAACGTACTGGCAAAGAATTTGTGCTGCCGCTGCATACAGACGCACCCCGGCAACAGAAAAACGCGCTTTGTGATTATGGGAAAAGAACAGGATCGGGAAGTCTGGCGAAAAATGTTTGAATCCTTCTTCATTCTGATTTATCGCGGAGCGAAGGCGGAACAAGCGAAAGCAAAAGAGCTTTATGGACACTGCCGGGACGTCGAATTGGCTTATGCAAGAGGATTTATAAAGGCAATAAATGAGGAAATGGGCCAACAGTGCCGCGCCCTTGCCCTTGTAATCCCGGACGAAGTAAACGAGGCAACCCGCGAACGCTTTCCGAAACTTGGCCGCTATAGCATAAAGCACATAAGCGGAACGGGCGCAACGTGCACGGCGGGCGCGAACGGCTACAGCGACGGAAAGACAGCGGCAGGACAAAAGCGGATCAGCGCATAACAAACGAAACGAGGCGAAGAAAATGAAAGACACAAAAAAAGAAATGATGCTGGATAATATCTCTAATATCGCATACATTCGCAAAGGCGCACAGATGCACGGAAACACACAAGGCGCAGACCGTTGGACGTCAAGACTGCGGGAAGCAATAAATATTTCCCTCATGCTGGAAATGCTGACCGATGAAGAAATTATAACCGCAATCAAAGCGGGAGTTGAAGAGTTTGAAATGGAGGCAGTCTAATCAACGAGCCGAAACGCCCTGCAAAGGGCGTCCGTCGGAAATGGCCCCCCGGCGCTGACAAGGCAGGCCAAAAGAGAAGGAGGAGAAAACCATGAAAACGAAAAGACTTTCCACAAAATACCGGGCAATAGTAGAGGGGCTTTTCCCGAACGCTGGCCCCAATCCAAACATTACGAGCATGAAACGCAAATACTACGGGCAAGACAGCGTTTGCGTAATGTGCGGAGCGTACCTCTATAAAGTAGGAGAAACGCTTGACGACAAGCGCGCAGCGTTTATTTATAACCTGGCAAAATAAAATGAATCAGACTGGGCGAAAGGAGTTTTGAAAATGTTAGACTTTGAAAAAATGAAAGCAGCGCTATTATCAGAGCAACGCCGATTGAAAATCATCATCGAAACGCAGGAAAGACTTATCCCCTATATGGAGAAAATGGACAAGAAGATGTTTAATAAAAAGATCGTTGATTATCTAAACGAAGTGGACGCAATACACGCTTATATATATAACTGCTACGACCGCAAAGAACTTGTAATATCTCATAAAGATTTGCCCTATAATTACAATACTCTTTTCTGGAATATGCAAAGCGAGCTTTGCAACGAAAAAAGATTTTCCGCTGAAAAGTTTCGTGAAGCAATGATGAAAAGAATTAAGAGCAGTCGCGCCGAACTTGCCGCCATTGAAGCCGACCTTGCCGACGGCGAGAAACGCGCCGAAGAATTTAACTATGTGCAGCAGTATTATATCCAACTTGCAAAAGGCTTTTCATACTTCATCCGGGGGAAATATGATGATGATTTTAAAATCGGCTGGATCGGCTGACAAAAAAATGTGTTATAATCGAAACGAGGGGGAGTAAATCATGAGGAGAAAATATTATGCTGGCTATAATTCCTACGGAACAAACCTTACTTATTCAAGCATTGGCTGGCGCTTCTTGGCCTTTGAAAGCAAGGCCGCCCGCGACGCTTACGTTGATGAGCATTGTTACAACAGCAGCGGAAACATAGTTTGTGAGGAAATCGCGCGAAAGGATATTCCCACAAATAGCCACAGCGCCATTGTAAAAGAGATTGACGTGGAATATGCGGAAGGCTGCCTTGGCGAGATCGGGGACAGATACAACAGCGGAAATATTGTAACGTGCGAACTCTAACACAACAAAAGGAAATTTCATACAAACCGAAACGAGGCGGCTTAAAGGCCGCCTTATTTTTATATAATTTCAGACTGGGCGAATTAAAAAACTTGTACGAGCTGCGCCTGACACGCGCATTGTATGGCGAAATTTCTAATCTCGAACATCATAACGCCATACGTCGAATTGGCTATATGTAGCGCATAGCAAGTGGAGAGATAGCTTTCCCCCGAATAACGGCGCCGGAAAATTTCTGCCTTTATCGAATCTTTTCCGCACCACTCCCGGACAGCGGCGATTACGGAAAGCCAGCGCTCCGGCCAGTAGACTTTCCTGCCGTCCACCATTACAGCGGGAATTTCGTCTGCCCGCCGGAGAGCCTGCGAGGCCGTTGGATCGGGAATGTAACTATGCCCCGTAGGAGTTCCGCCCGTATGACCGCGCGGGGACAGCTTGACCTCTTCCACCGCATCGGCAATCGCTTTTTCGTGCCGGATCATATACTCTATTTTCCTGACGTTGGCGTCCCTTGATTCGCGCTGCATATAACCCCTCCCCTTAATGCTCTATCGTCCAGTACAAAATCAGAAACGCGGCAATCATGCCGCACGCAAAACCGTGAAGAAAATCCATTACAAACGCCCCCTCACCGCCGCATAATTTTATAACTGCACCAAATAAAAAGCCCTACTACAGAACCTATAATAAAGGCAAGAACCTCTTGTGCACCTATATGTATATGCAATTCAATCATTTTAGCCGTCCTTTCATCGAGAATATGATTCAATACATTTAATGCACATTATCATTATTGCAATACCTCGAATCTGTATTGAGGGAGTATTTGACAGCATTGCTTCTAAAAAACCAAAAATAACGATGCCAACTTCCAGCCAATAAAAAACCCTATCCACAACAGCCGCCCCCCTATTCAACTTCCGCAATCAGCCTGTCCAAATACCACCGGGCCTTTTCAAGTGATTCTTTCCCGCCTTTGTAACGATACCGCCATACATACTTGATAATATTTCCGGCGCAATAACTCTTAAATCCGTCATTTCCAAGAGCCGCACTAATGGCCTCGATTGTTTCAATTTTCCCCATGCAATAATGCTCTGGATGATTTACATTGTCCATATTACAGCCGCCCCCTCACCTTATAAGGATATTCCATAGCAATTTTGCAACCGCCCAAAATATAAGCCCCTTTGCACAGCCTACAAAAAAAGCAATAATCTCCTGTTCCCCTATGTAAATATGTAGGTCAACCATTCAGCCGCCCCCGTCCCATAAACTTTTCGGCTATTTTTAAGACTAAAAGCAAAACGCCAAGCCCAAGCCAAAAAACAATTACAATTCCCGTTAAACCAAATGATAAAATATCGCTTGCCGTAATAACGATAGGGATACCCATAAATGACATTTCACTCATCAAAGCCGCCCCCGTTCCCTGTTCTTATTGTTTACGCGCCGTTGTGCCTCGTCCCGCATTTCTGCGTCAATTCCCAAGGCTTCAAGCATTGTCGTGATTGCGGTTATCGTGTCAGCGGCTTCCTCTGCTATGTCCTCCCCATCCACCTGCCGCAATTCATCCTTTGCTTTTATAGCCTTTGTTTTCATGCTTACTTCCGCAAAGAAAAGGATTGCCTCTTTCAGTTCGTCTAATTCTCCGTTGATTTTTGCCAAAAGCAGCTTGACCTTCTGCTCTTTAATCTCCCCGTGTTCGTCACGCACGCACGGCAACGGACGGACACCCATCAAGCCATCTTTTAATTTCTCTGTCATCTTCGTACCCACCCAATCTGTGCAACCGCCTGAAATAACGCCGCTACCTCCGACATATCCATAAATATAGCTCATTCTCGCGCCTCCCCTAAAATTTCTTCCACCGAATATCGCTCTATAAAAAGCACTTCATTAAGAGCAATTTCAATTCGGCGTTTTGTTTCGTCATCCAATGACACCATGCCGCCGCATTCAGTGTCCATTCCTACAAGCGAGAAAATAAGCGCATCCAACTCTCGCCGCCGTTTATCTAATACACTATACACTTCACGAACAGAACTCATTTCTGCGCCTCCTTTAGTGCCTCGTCCAACCATATATCCGCACATGTTTTTTTGTTCTCTCCCACTTCATCACAAGCCCCGTAACGATACGGGCACACCTGCCCGTCCTCAAGCAAGCAGGGGGATAACTCAACAATAGTATCAATAATTGCAACCAGCGCGGCCTTTGCCTCTGCCTCGGTCATCTTGTCAATCCTCGTTTTTATGTCCATCCCTTATCCTCCTATACGTTGTCCAACACATCCCTCGCCACGCCCGCGCAAGACTTCGCCAGCGGCCCCCATGATGATTCATCGGGAAATTAAATATCCGAATAACAGGAACGCCATAGAAAGCAAAGTCGAACTCATTAAGCCTGCGCTTTCCCATCGTCAGCCCTCCTGCTCGCTTCAATTAAACCATTGTGATATTGCTATACCACAAGCAATACTGACAGGAAGATTGATAATTGTAGGTACATTGTGTCCATTAAATCCTAAATACAGTAAGTAAAGTGTTGCAAATACCAGACATATTGTAATGATAACCAATACGTATCTATCTTCCATCGTCAGCCCTCCCTTTCTTGGCGCAACCATGCAAGTCGTCCATCTTCGCAATCGCCCTGACTACACACAGTTCCTTTCCACGCACACAAGAAACATGGCTCGACAAAAGCATTCAAAAGATCTGCAAGTTCTTCGTCTGTCATATCGCGAATTGCATCAGCGTTTGTCATCGTCAGCCCTCCGTGACAAGTTTCACAAGCTCCGGGTTTTGGCGTATCAGATTCACAACGCCAGCCGCCACAGCGTCAACAATCTCCTCGTTGTAAGTATCTTCTTTTAGCCCCCGCTCATACATAAGAGCGTGTATAACTTCGTGCATCAGGAGCCGCGCTCCCCCGTGTGATTCTGCCGCCGCTCTTCTCAGCGTGATTTTTGCTACGTTGAAGTCCGCATACCCCGCCGCCTCATTTCCGGCGATATAGAACGGCCCATCCGTCATTTCAATCTCGTACCGCACCGCATCAATCATTACGCTTTTAATCATCGTCGCCCTCCGTCCTAAACAACCACTCGACAATGTACCTCATGCAAGCTACTTGGCTTTGCTCACAGCGATTGCTCTCTTTGCAAGCCTCGCAGTATGTCTTATCTGCAATAAACGCCGCCGCACGATATAGCGCCAGCGCTTTTTCTTCAATCGTTGAATCCAACACCCGCTCACGCAGTTCCTCCATGAAATCATCCATTGTCCGCCCTCCTCAAATCATCTTCCAACTTATCAATCAGCCGATACATTTGCCCTCTCGTCATGTTTTCCAGTGCGTACCATTCGATGTCGTATTTAAGACGATGTATAAGCTCTGTGGCCTGTTCAATTTGCAACTTTGTGGCTCTTTCCCGTTCGTCCATGTTGCACCTCCCGCCAAGTGTGCGGCACGCCATAGAGCGTGCACCCCTTCGCCCCGCCCCGGAAAATACACGCGCTGCAATTATACTGATTGCCCTTACAGTGTTCTCTCAGCTCGTCCCGTGCGCGTAAAACTCTGTCACGTTTCATGGCCTGCCTCCCATTCGCGATACAGCTTAAACCAATCCTCTGCCCAACAAGTTACAAGCCATTTGCAATTATTTTTCCGATGAAACACAACAGGCAAATCCCCATTCCCTGCGGCATCTGCGTCCCTCGTTGCCTGATTGATAGCGTTGTAAATATTTAGCTGTTCAACGCGCTTGCACTCTATGGAAATTCCCGGCAACCCTACAACATCTGCCGCCTCCCCCGTATTGCCGCAATATTGAGCCGTTCTCCTTGCGTCATATCCATGTTCTTTGATAAGACGAACAAGCTCCAGCTCGCCCTCTTTACCTTTTCGATTTGCTTTAATCGGCATGATTCTTCGCCTCCAAAAACTTCCACCAAAACGACGGGCCTAATGTATTGTCCCTAAAAAAGCAAGCCTTATAATGTGCTTCCTCATGCGGATTAAGACAGAAAACACATTTTTCGCACATAACAAATGATTCACAGTAATCCATTAGTGTTTGCGCCGCCTCGATAGCGTCTTTATCAGTCATGTTTCAGCCCCCTGTTCCGCAAGTGTTTTTCAAGGTTTCCAACACAAGGAATAAAGCCAGTCGCTAAACTGCAATAAATCTTTTTATCGTCACACAAAAAAGGGCAATCACAAACAGTATCTTCTTCCCAGTGTTCCCTGCACCACCGCTCCACAATCAGCGCGGCCTGCACAACATCTTCCCTATTTGCTTTCATTCTGCACCTCGTCTATTCCGTCAATGTCCATTTCGTCAGCGTCAACAAATGCACCCGAACCGTCAATAACTTCATCGAAGCTCATATATTTAAATTTCTCTTCCGCTTCCTTTTCGGATTCAGCCTCAACGGTAATCGTTCCGCGAGAGCTATAACTAAATTCAATTTCAAACTTTTTCATACTGCGCCCTCCATCACCTGTTTTTTAGGTGAACGCAAATTATATCCAACCGGGTTTCTATCCAATCGACACGCATTATCCCGCATCGGTAAACTCGGCGCGTCTTTCCAGTAAAAGATGCACCCACTGCAAAAAGTTTTTTTCGCTTGGAACTGCATACAATACTTTCGCAATACATCTGCCGCTTTTACTGCATCTGCGGCTGTTACTTTATTTCTCATGCCCGTTTCGCCTCCGCCAACTGCACGATTTTCCCTCCTGCCAGCTTTTCCTTTGCGGACGGAATTGCCGCCAGGACTGCCGTATTCTCCCGCACTTCTTCGCGCCGCTTGCAAATCTCCTGATACATCCGCATGAATTGTGACCGCGCCACGTTGACTGCGTTCTGCTCGATCATACATAACTCCTCGCGCCCGAAACATTTGATCGCGTGTTCTACCTCCGGGCAGGAATATTCCCACGGCTTATAGATACCGTACTTTCGGACAAGATTGATTGCTTCCTGCCAAGCCTCCGCTGCCGTCGGCAGAACATCCTCCCGTGCAAACTCCCGGATGCTTTTCGCGGCGTCAAAAATCTCAGCGACGGACGGAAAAAATTTACTCGTCCGCAGGAGTTTAAGCATAGCCGCATTGATTTCCTCCAACGACAGGGAAGAAAGAGCGCGGGCGTAGATTGCCCAGGCTCCGTCGGCTAAAGTGTTAGAAGGGAAAGCCGTCATATACTGTCTGAGAAGCTTGACTATCTCCGTTTCCTTCGTCATTTCTATTCGCCTCCTGTGATTCAAAGAATGCAATCGCTCGATCCGCAGCCTCCATGTTTTCTTGGAGGCGCGTTTTCCGTTGTGGGCTTGTGGATAAATCATTTTTTAACGGGTAAACAGACTGCCAGCCGTGCTCGATACTCTGCTCCAAGAGATGAATTTTCATGAACTCGTCACCGCCGGAAAGATCATCTAACTTTTTAAGAAAAAGATGCTTTGCTCTGTCGGTCATGGGATTTCTTTTTTTATTCCTCATCTCTTCAAAGTCTTTGAGCAGGGCCTTCACTTTCTCCGATTCGCCGGAGGAAGCAAACACATCCACACGCGCTGGCGTAGATTGTTTTGTTTCCGTCTTGTCTTGTTTTTGTCTATGTCTTTTTAAGTGTGTACCATCTTGTGTACCATCTTGTGTACCATCTTGTGTACCATCTTGTGTACCCAACGGAAAGATAAAATATCTCGTTGTGGTTTTTCCGTCGCTTTCAAACTCGATCAAGCCAGCTTGCTTCAATCTGTTTTTGGCGCTGATAACGGATTTATTACTCCCCAATCCCGTAAGATTTTCCAGCCTCGAATTTGCGACCTTGAACCACTCGCGCCAATGCAGCCTATTGTTTATGTTCAGCAAGTGCAAGTAAACAATTTGCGCTGATGGCGGAAGGCAGTCCGCTTCCGCAAGCTCGAAAAACCTATTGAGTTGCTTCATGTAATCCATAATCACACCGCCTTAGAACGGAACATTCAAATCCTGTCCGGCCTCGTCCTCGTCTTTCTTCGGCTCTCCTCCGCCCTTGCTTTCAGCAAACTCAATCCGCTCGCACACAATGTCCGTCGTGTAGTGCGTCTGCCCGTCCTTCTCATAGCTGCCCGTTTGCAGACGTCCTTCGACGATAATCTTCTTTCCCTTCTCTAAGTATTTCTCAGCGAACTCCGCCGTGTAGCCAAAAGCTACCAGCGACGGAAAGTCTGCCGTCTGTTGTTGGTCTTTCTTCCAACGGTCAACGGCCAGCACCATTCTTGCCATCGGATTTCCGGCCTGTGTCGTGCGCATATCAGGATCACGAACGAGCCTCCCCATAAGAATAACTTTATTCATCAAGTAAACCTCCATTCAAACGGAAATGCCGTTGCTTCTGTGCTCAACTTACAGCATGATGTTTTTTCCTCGTCGTCTATATAAAACACACACCCAGCACAATAATTATTATTTGATTTACAGTAGTTTCTTAAAAAAGCAGCAGACGCAAGCGCGCCGACTTTTTCATTTTTAATATCCCCCATTTCAATAATATTGGGAGGGATAAGTTCTGATAGTTCTTTTGGACTTCCTTTAAAAGTTATTTCCATGCTCCTCCTCCTTTCGCCCCCGGCTTTTACACCGGGGGCTATACCATTAAATTATTTCTCGTCCAAAGACGCTTCCAAAATCTCGTCGTCCGTCTGCTTAACTTCTCCCGTCGTCGGATTCACATTGTCAGGAACCTCCTGCGCCTCGGCTTCAATCACTGTTTCGTCTGGCATATCCGCCATATCTTTTACAATCTCCGTCTTGATCGTGCCGTCCTGGGCAACCGCCCGCACAAAATCCGTTTTGAGAGGAGCATATTTCAGAACCTTTTTCAATACAGTTTTCTTCGCCATTTCATCGAAGTTAGTTGTCCACGGAGAGAAGCCCTTACCCGCAGCCTTAGAGTATGCGTTCATGTGTTTCGTTATATCTTCCTTTGACATAACTTCAAACCCATATCCGCCGCTCTTCGTATGGTAGATAGCGTAATACAGAACCACGTCACCGCGATCTTTCAGCGCGGGAATGTGTTTCAGTTTCGGCTCCAAGCCCAGCTCATACTCGAACGTGTCATTCTCATAGACTTCATGCGCGGAAATATCCGTAATCTCGCCGGAACGATACGCCAAATCAATCAAGCCTTTGTACCCAAGTTGAAATTGACATTCCATAGTGCCGTGGTTACGGTACGGGATGAGGTACGCCTGCCCTAACGGAGTATTCGGCTCGACGCCAAGCTGGGCGGCGTTCATCATAGCGCCAAGAAAACTCTTGGGCGTGCATTGCGTCAGCGTCGGATTGGTACTCATTGCCGTCAGCACCATTCGCGTAAACCGCTCCGGCGTAATCACCGAAGGGAGCGCCTTTTGAATTTCTCCCTGCATAGAAAGAATCAAATCCTTCATGCCCTTCTGCGGCTTTGCCGCTGCCTGTGTCGTTGCCTGTGTGATTGCTCCACCTTTAATGTTTGCCATTGTTAGTTCTCCTCCTTTAAAAGCTTTCGTATATTCTCTTTGAGATTAAAATACTTTTGCGTATATGCGCCGCCTGTCCTGTGGCCCAGCAGCTCATCCGTTGTAACTTCAAGAACATCTGCCATTTTGCAAAGCATTTCGTATTTGGGCCGCCTACCCAAACTCAGCTCGTAGTTTCTGTAGGAAAAATAATTCATGCCGATAGCTTCTGCAAAGGCTTTCGCGCTCTTGAAGCCAGCCTCTTTCCGTAATCGTTTCAATCTGTCGGAAAACCGATCCACGCCATATCACCCCGCAATCCTAAATACCCTTGTAGCCTTGCCCTGTTTCAAATACTTCTCGTACACGTCCGGCCTTTCCGCTTTCAGCCGCTTGCTGTCCACCGTCACCCGTCCGGCCTGTGTTTTCCATGTTACCCTGCGTCCCTCGGCAGTAGTCCCCGCTTCCGCATCACCAAGCATCACGCGGAGCTGATTCTTTTTCTCCTCGATTTGCGCATTGATACTGTTTGCAGTTTCCGTCAGCGTGTCAATCTCGGAGAAGATTTTATCCGCGCTGCTCGGCAGCTCGATTGCCGGAAGGCCGCCGTGGAATTTCTCTGCCAACGCTTTCGCGCAATCCTCGGAGCCGTCCACGTCCGGCATTTCCTTTTCTGTTACCTTCCGCCAGAACTCCGTTTCAGCTTGCAGGAGCGCCTTGATTTCCTCTTCGTTCCGTTCAATCGTCTGCATCACGAACCGATTGCCTCCGATGAGCGCCGCAATGTACCACCGCTCCGCGCCCGTCACTGCCATGTAATGCTGGCATTGGACGTAATAGCTATCCGGCACGTTGTCGCCGTCCCATTCCTTCGCGGCGAATCCGTTTGCGGTCTTGCATTCAAGCCCGGCATTCTCGCCCACGACAAGCCGATCAACCGACGCCAACAAAAAGGGGATTTCTTCATGTTGGAGCAGCCCGCAGCGGCGAACCTTTTTCCCCGTGCGAATCGTGAACTCCCGCGCGACCGTTTCTTCAAGCACATTCCCCCAGTAAACATATTCGTTATCGGATAAATCTTCTTCCTCGGCCTGCCCGGTCTTTTCAAGCCATAGCGTGAACGGGCTTTTCCATTTATTGAGCCCGACAATTACGCCCGCGTCGCTTCCGCCTATTCCCTTTTTTCTTGCGTCCAGCCACGCGCACCGGTTTTCCATCTGCTCTACTGTCATAACTAACTTTGCCAAACTGTTTCCCCTCCTCTTTTAACCACTCTGTTTGCTCATGTAGCCATTCATACATCTCGGCAAGAGAGTTCATACTCCTGTCTGCGCTCATAGTCTGCCTCCACCATAGCTTCCTTCCATTCCCTCTCGCTATCCAACTCTTCTTCAGACGGTCTATACCAGTACGAATCATTGAGCATATTGTTTTCTAAGTCCATCTCCAGCCCTCCTGTTCCATGCCTTTATAGCGTCCGTTTTCGTTGACTTGTTTGGGCCTCGCGCTTCACAACTCCAACAAAATACGAACACCTCATAATCTTCATCGTTGATGAGCATATCATCTTTGCTCCCGCAAAACGGGCAAGGCTTCAAATCCTCACTCATTGTCCGTCCCTCCTATTCCATGTTTCTATTGTCTTGTCGCAGGTATCTGTTATATTGTCGTACCTATCCGCAGTTTTGGCGCACATCTTACAAGTGGGGCAAAAAATATAAAAATCATCTTCGCCTCTAACCAATTCCACATCGTTCCCGCAGAATGGGCAATGCTCCAAATCTTCCATTTGTCTTTCCTCCTATTTCCGTGGTATAATCACGGTGAGAGTTTGCTTTCCCCTTTGCCTGTCGTGCTGTCAACACGGCGGGCTTTTTTCATTGCTACATATCTACCGTAACTCATCCCTGCTTCATGCGCCTCGCGCTGTATTTCGTCGAGGCGCAGATTCTTTTTTATTGGTATATCTATTTCCTCCTCTCTGTTTCGTTCACGCCACGACCTGACCGCCTCGCGCTTGCGCCTCTTCTGACAATCCGGGCAATACATCTTTTCGCGGCGGGCCTGTTCATGGCGTTCAATCCATGCGCCGCAATCCGCACACCGAACCTTCTTCAACGCTTATCACCCCCATAAAATGAAAGCCTCAACAATCAGCACCGCAACGATTATCGCCGTCCTTGCCTCGTCACTCAGCGCCGCCCACAGCCTCGTCATGCCGCGCCTACCTTGAACCGCGGAGCCAACGAAAGGAAAAGCTGGACGTCCTC